TGGCTGAACAACAATCGCAAAGTTGTAAGGCATGGGTTTTAGAAAGTATGTCCAAATGGATGAGGATCTAAAACTTGGTACTGAAGTAGTGAATTATGTAGAACATGATTTGCCATGAAAAGGTTGTAGGTGCGGTCATGCAAACCCTACAGAGACAAAGCTAAAAAAGGAGGGACTATGAATTATGATTAAAGACCAACCAAAAGTATACATAAGTGAACAAAAGGTAAGAAACAAACGTTCACGAGGGAGGTCACATGATTATAGTGATTATTATCGAATACCACTAGCCTTAGGGCTAGTATTCAATATGAACCAGGCACAAGCCTGGTTCTTTAATTTAAGGAGAGTGTAAATGGAAAATAGATTATTAAATATCATCCAGGTATTAGAGCTGCAGATTGTTAAAACTGACCTGGCTGATGCCTGGTTAAGAAGGATTTGGCAAGATAAAATTAATGAATTAATGCTCAAGGTCTCAAGGCTACCAAGAGAAGCCAATTAAAAAAGGGGGCGCAATGCCCCCTTATTATTTTATGCTCTTAATTTTTCTAATAATCTACTAACAGCCTTCTCACTCTTACCACCAACATTCCATTCGTAAATGTCATTGAGTTCTGAACCTTCATCACCTAAATAATTTTTACCATTCTTCCAATTATAAAGAGTGGCTACTGTACCATCAGCGAATTCAAAAGCCCATTCAACATCGGTTTTATAATTGTCACTCATACCCTCATGAGGTGCACCGAATGCCTTTAGTAATTGTTCATAACTAGCTTTGATATAACCTTGTAAGCTAGTGCCATATACATTATCAGTTTTTTCCATATTCACTCCTTGTTAATTAATAGTTGACTATAAGAATTATCCCATGTAGTGTCAACATATAATTAAACATAAGGAGTGATTATGCCTAATTGGACTTATAACAATCTACAGTTTGTTGGTAAAACTGAAGACAATGTTAAACAACTAAAAGACTTATTGAAGTCAGATGATAATGCCTTTGATTTTAATAATATAATTCCAATGCCTAAACATGTTTTTCAAGGCAATCTTGGACAAGAGGAACGAGAAAAACATGGTGCGAATAATTGGTACGATTGGAGTATCATGAATTGGGGCACAAAGTGGAACGCATGTAACACAGAGGTAGAGTTAAACGAAAATGTTTTGAACTATACTTTTGAAACAGCATGGGACGCACCAAGAGAAATTGTCCGAGCACTTGAGCACATGAAAGAAACAATTCTAAAAGATATTAGTATTGAGTGGAATTGTGAGCATGAAGACGGCGATGAAGAAGAATCTTTACTAGTGGCTGATGATGAGTAAGTCTTTAGATAAAATGTCCACGCAAGAATTAAAACTTGCGTGGGGCAAACGTGCAAAAGATTTTCTTGTCGGTAAAAAGATAGTAGATGTTTACTACCACTCAGAAAAAGAAAATGAAGAGATCTTTGGAGACATGGACGCAAGAACTAATATCAAAATAGTATTTGATAATGGTCATTGGATCACAGCCTCAAGAGATGATGAAGGAAACGGAAGTGGAGTTATCTTTACTACCGATCCTAAACTCTCAGTAATCCCCTCTATATAGAGGGGCACTCCCGAGCTACCAGGTTTTTTACATTCTCCTGGTAGCTTTCAGCTAGCAGCTCACCAGGGCACAAGCAGCTTTAAAAAATAATACCAGGCACAAGGATCAAGGACCAGGGCGCAAGCAGCTTTGAAGCAGCTCAAGGCCGCAAGAATTTTTTTTAATTATTTAGTTGACAATACTCCCATGATATCTTATACAATAGATAGGGTCAAATAACGTTAGCCACATTAAATTGTGGGGGTAGATATACCACCGAGTTTTGGCCCTAACATAGGAGTGATTATGAATATAAAAGAAGCTAAGGCAATTGTAGGAGGACTGAGTAACCCTTCCAAGATGCCCGGTTATGGCTACGGCTTAAGCGCCTTTGATTGCGCTGTTGGTTCGAAGCTTAGACTAATTAAAAATAGTACTTGCTCAATGTGTTACGCTTTAAAAGGGCGCTACACTTTTCCAGGTGTTAAGAATGCACACGCCAATAGAACTGAATCAATTAAAAAAAATAATTGGGTTGAGGCCATGGTGTTATTGGTGAATAATTACGGAAAAAAAATACCTTATTTCAGGTGGCATGATTCCGGGGACTTACAGTCACTGGACCACCTTAAAAAAATTGTAGCTGTTGCAATGGCAACACCAGCTGTAAAGCATTGGCTGCCGACTAGAGAAGCGGGGATTCTGAAAACTTTCTATAAAGAAGGCGGTTCACTCCCGGGAAACCTGGCAATCAGGGTTTCAGCTACGATGATTGACGGTAAACCTCACAGTAATGTGGGGTTAACGTCTACTGTAAGCAAAGATAAAAAACCAATTGGTCATAATTGCCCAGCTAGTAAGCAAGGGAATGAATGCAAGAGCTGCCGAGCTTGTTGGAATATCAATATATCGAATGTTAATTATGCGATCCACTAGTCACTGTGATCATTGCTCCAGGGAATATCTCCTGGAGTTGATGATCTTTAAAAAAAATCATGGAATGCATTTATGTCTTCGTTGTTTTAATCAGGACGCAAGGCTCAAGACTCAAGGATTAGGGCTCAAGGCTCAAGGACGCAAGATACAAGAATTTATTAGCCAAGACTCAAGAGCTGGCCAATCTATTTCATGTGAAAAGAAGGCACAAGGTTCAAGAACCAAGCCTTGAGACGCAAGGTCCAAGGTCCTTCCCCCAGAGTACAGAGCAATCCCTCTTGGAGAGGGGGTCTGTACCATGATAAAATTCTTACCACCAAGTTTAGATCGGTGCATATTCCACGATATCTGTCCTGGAGAAAGATAAACTTTATTACCCAAACTTACCTTGAGTTCACACCAAAACTCTCCATAACCTTTTTTTGGATCATTAAATAATCCGTTTAAATCTGGGATTCCTACAGGAGTAATAGCTTCTATCCTACTCCAGGTAATTTTTGACGAATTATTCTTTATTATCTTCCAGAATTTCGTCTCTGGTTTGGTCGTCATCAGTAGTAAAGCTCCCCTCAATTGATAATTTTTTATCCATGTCAGTGAGCAATTTATCCACTTCCTCACGGTTTAATTGGTCGATTGATCCATGCATAATTTCTTTCCTATCAATGTATAAACCACCTACCTGACCTCTTGATTTTTCAGCTTGAACTGCAGCATTCCAATTGCCTTTTTCTTCAGCACCCTTGCTTAATTGGTCCAATCTTTTTAAATGTCTTTGTAGATTAATCTCGTATCTCTTTTCATCCTGGTTACGAAGCTCTCTAATATATTCTGCAACATGAGGAGTTTTTCTAAGAACAGAGGCAGTCTTTGTAGCAACTGATTCAGCATAACCTGCTTCAATAGCACAAGCTGTAGCTGTCATTTCATCACCTTGTTCAACAAACAATACACAGAATTTTATCTGCTTTGGAGTTAATCTATCTCTTATGATATCAATATCCATACTACCCTTATAATTTAAATTGGCAGAAAATAAAGGTTTTATTTTTTACTGCTACGTCTGATTCCAGGTGGTGTAGCACCCATGTAGCACCAAATTGAGGTTTAACTCGTTGATATGTATAGTGATTTTCTCTACTGCTACACTGCTACACTGCTACAAGGGGGTAATTGATTTCTTGTAAAGAGATTAGGGGTAAAAAACACTATACACTCTATTTTTAATGTGTATTACTGTAGTTCTATTCACTCCCTTCCCCTATTTTGTATCAAAAACAAGATAGGGGTTCTTTTTTATTTGACATTGATATCTACATGGGATAATTAGTATATAAATTAACCAAAAGGAGAGGAAAATGGGACAATACCATAAGTTAATTAATATAACTAAAAAAGAATATATCGTGGGCCATGAAATAGGTATCATGTTAAAACATTACGAGCAAATAGGATTTGAAGGTTCAATGGCCGATGTCCTTTACTGTTTGATGATCGCTCAAGGTAATGACCCTCGAGGAGGTGGTGATGTATCTGGTCACAAATATATTGGTCGGTGGACCGGGGACGATGTAGCGATAGTCGGGGATTACTATGATTGCGAGTTAGGTGATAACCATAAATACTATAATCTTTATGATGAAGTGGAGGCCGATAAAGATTATAAAAATATATCACCCTCCATTAGATCGATGTTAAGAGTTATCTATCCAAAGCTTACAATTAAAAAACAAATCCTTAAAGGTCCTGATCGTGATCTTGTTATGTGGAATAGAGAATGGAAGGAGGAGGCAGCATGAGTAAGACAGGAGCGTGGGCCTTGGACCATGAAGAAAAAGAGCGAGAACTACCAACCTTTACAGTAGTTCAAGCAAGAAGAGTTATATCAACGTGGATCATTCAATGTCAGGATGAAGACACAGCGATAGAGATAGCATCAACCTCAGAGCCTGATAACGAAGAGGTAGATCAACAGTATGAATTTGAAATCAACAGAGGAGTATAATGAATAAAACTATAAAAATATATGTTGAAGGTGGATATGTAAGAGATGTTACTGACTTACCAGATGACTTTGATTATGAAATTATTGATAGTGATATAGAGAAGGAAGAAGAATGATAACTAACATTTTACTAGGGCTAATACTCTTAGCCCTCATGGGTATTGGATTTATGGTATATGTAATAGGGAGAATGATTGATGAACGAAGTAAGAAGTAAAACTTCTAATCGAAGAACCATTTAGGGTCTTCAACAATCGGTCTGAGAATCTTGCGTAAGGCTTCTTTACCATCCTCACAAATAGTCAACCATTCCTCAACAGTGTAGCTGCGGTTATACTTCGAGTTCCAAAATTCAATAGATAAGTTGTTACATTTCAAACAACGCTTGATAGTTCTCACAGGACTATCGGGTAAACGTAGTGGCATAATATGACCTCTGTTTTTCGCATTGTATCAAAAAGGAGGTTCTCCGTCAAATGTTACTACAGGATTACTCTGAATAAATTTTGTAGTTGTTGAAACATTCCGGGTCAAGTGGTGGTCCATAGTAGATAGTAAGATTGTCTTCAACACCTTCGGTCCACGTTTGGGAGTAGTGCTTATCTTCATGGATTTCCCCTTGTGAGTCACAAACCTTACACTGCTCAATGGCTTCCTCGCCCTCGAATCTAAGTTTAACATAACCATTTCCTTTACATTGGTGACAGATAATCATTTGTCATATCTCCTGTGAATAATATTATTCAATCTTTCCCATCGTATTCTTTGTAGCATTTGTTCCCTGGAGCGTGGGTCCCGCAACGTTGTCCTACCCACCTTCTCCAGCTCCCTTCTTAATCTTGTCTCCAAAGATAATCTACGCGGCATTGTTCAACTTACTTTTAATAGTAGGCTTTTGTTTTTTCCAGGCTTCATCAATCACCATAGAAATGTATGATCCAATTGATCGGTGTGTATTCTCAGCCATTAATTTGGCTTTGTTGTAAGTATCCAGTTTAGTGGCCACTGACTTATATTTACTTGTATCCATTATTTTTTCCTTTTTGTTAATGGTTCTATTAACCATTGTTTAATGTCCTCACCCATCACAGCACTCGCTATATCGATTTTACTGCGTAAGCTTTGAACGATCTTTTCATCTATAGTTCCCTCACTAATCAGATCAATATAAGTTACCTTATTAACCTGACCAATTCTGTGCGCCCTATCTTCAGATTGCAATCGCTTTTCTAAATCATAGGTATTCGAATAATAAATTACGGTGTGAGCTGCGGTTAAAGTTAAACCATATCCCCCGGTAGAGGGATTGCCTACAAAGTATTTTAATGTTGAATTCTTATCCTGGAAGCGATCAACAATTCCTTGTCTGTCTCTATCCTTGGTATCACCGAAGTAAGAAGCTGTACTCTCTTCTCCGTATTTTTCTTTTAATGTTTGTTCAATATGTTTGAGATCAAACCTATAGCTCGCCCAAATAATAACTTTACCCTCCACCTCATCAAGAACATTAAGTAACTCATTCATTCTATTTGATTTCAATGCTTGTGTTTCACCTGAATCAAAAGTTATATGACCGC